CATGTGCTCCGGTTAACCCACTTTGGCAAACAGCAGAAATCATGTACAACAAGAATCAGGATGGATTAACTAAAAAATGGATAGGTCGGGTTTGGCTAAATCCTCCTTATTCCCGTCCGCTTATAGAACAGTTTGTTAAGCGTTTGGCAGAGCATGGAAACGGAATTGCATTACTTTTCAACCGTTGCGATTCAAAGATGTTTCAAGATGTAATATTCGAGAAGGCAACAGCGATGAAGTTTCTACGTAACCGGATTCGTTTCTTTCGTCCAGATGGTACTCGCGGAGATTCTCCCGGTTGTGGTAGTATCCTAATCGCTTTCGGTGAAGAGAATGCAGAGATATTAAGAACCTGTGATATCACAGGTAAGTATGTTAGAATCAATTAGCGTAAAACGATATAGAAATGAATATAAGTTATGATTTACGGATACATTAGAGTAAGTAGTGATAAGCAGACTGTAGAGAATCAGCGTTTTGAGATAAACAATTTCTGTGAACGCAATAAGCTGATGATTGACGATTGGATAGAAGAAACTATCAGTGGAACGAAAAATTACACAAAACGACAGCTTGGACGTTTACTACGTAAAGTACGCAAAGATGATATTATCATCTGTAGTGAACTTTCACGTCTTGGACGTAATCTTTTTATGATTATGGAAATCTTGAATATCTGTATGACAAAGGAATGTAAGGTATGGACAATTAAAGATAATTATCGACTTGGGGAAGATATACAAAGTAAAGTCCTTGCCTTTGCTTTTGGATTGTCAGCTGAGATTGAACGCAATCTTATCAGTCAACGTACAAAAGAGGCATTGGCGAGAAAAAAAGCAGAAGGGGCAATGCTCGGACATTGTCGTGGCTTTCGCTGTAGACTTAATCCCAAATGTGTCAACAAACATGATTATATTGTAAAAGAATTGGCTAAAGGAACAGAAAAAACTGTTATATCTAAAAGGTTGAAAGTTTCAAAAACAACATTATATCGTTATCTCGTTTATACGGGGCTTCATTTGCCTATAAATTGTCAACAAGAAGGGTGGGAAGAGTATGGTATCTATCATTGATTTTCTGTGCTACAGGAAATTAGATTAAAAATTCAGTAATGGAGAAATACTACGAAATAAAAGGGAAGCATCCGGGTTATCTGTTAATTTTCAAGAACGGAGACTTTTGTGAACTGTATGCGGCTGATGCCGCCATCGCTTCCGTAGTTTTGAATATTGCCGTCAGCGAACAGACCTGTGGACAGGGACAAACAATCCGGACAGTGCGTTTCCCTTTCTACAAACTTGATACCTACTTACCAAAACTGATACTTTTTGGCAGTCGGGTAGCTCTCTGCGAGTAGATTAACCAACGATAATTTTGAAAAATAATTAATAACTAAAAAGAAATGAGACGAGTGAAGGTTAAATGCATAGACACCCCTTGCGCATATGACATAACAATAGGGCGTGAATACTGGGGAGATGAGTCAGTTGACGGATATTGGATTAGAAACGATAAAGAAGTTCTAACATGGTATCCAATGCGATTATTTACATTAATAATGAGAGTAGACTAATTGATATAATCTGTACGGTACAGAACTAAAGAAAGGAGAATAGACTATGGGATTTACAACAGCAGCATTTATACGCAAAAACACACCGGAACTTCGGAATAAGTTGGAGGAGTTGGGATATTATTTGCATCCTGAATGTATAGACGATGATAGAGGGAATTATCTATTTGTAAATAGAGAATATTACTTAAACAGGCCTTTAGGTTATTTGGAAGAGTTTTCTCGTTCTATTGATTGCGGAACCAACGAAGAGCTTTTCTTGGCTATTGCTGCATTAAGGGATGATACAAATTATATGCAATGGTTTGTCTGTACGAGTGATTATAAAGAATTTGATGGTAAAGAGTGGAAAGTTGGAGACTTTGATTTAAATACATGTCCGGATGATTTTGACAACATACTTCCTCATTGGCGTAAGGCTACTGTAAACGAATTGATTGAACACTTTAAAGAAAAGGAGGAATAACCATGCCAACAATACTAAAAGAAACTTATCCAACAGCCAAGAAAGAGCATATATGTGAGTTTTGTGGCTATAAGATACAGCCGGGACAAAAATATGTTCGCCAGACAAATGTATATGACGGAGTCGTGTATGACTTTATCACACATCAAGAATGTAAGGAAGTTGCCCATGAATTGAGAATGTACGATGATTGTGATGACAATGGATTATGCGGAGAACAGTTTAGGGAAGAATTGGACTTATACGTATACGCCAATCATTACAATGATGAAGCGGATGATATTTGTTCTGATTGGCAGTTATCTCACTATGAGATAGCGAAAAAGGTATTGAAAGAACTTAAAAATGAATAGTCATGACCGAAGAACTTATAACATTAGAGACAGCGAAGCTGCTGAAAGAGAAAGGGTTTAATGAGTATTGTAAAGATATTATCAGGGAAGATAATGGTCGGATGATGCAATCTGTGTTCCGAACCAATAAGGACTTGCCTAAAGGTGCATATTCTCGTCCAACTCAGTCGATTGCTGCTAAGTGGCTACGTGAAACCAAGAACCTACATATTTCCATCATTAGAAACGCTTGCGGCTATGGCTATGATATATGCAAAGCTGATAATGGCACTCATATAACCGATGGAATATTTAAAGGTTCTAACGATGGTGGTCAGTGGGACACCTATGAAGAAGCATTGGAAGTTGGAATACAAGAAGCGTTAAAATTAGTGGAGGAATAGCCATGCCAATAAGCGAAGTAGCAGAATTAATACTTAAAATAGCATTATTCATCCTCAATGCCACAACTGTTGCCATCATTGTAATTTTGATAAGCAAATGGCACAAACGTATGGAGGACAAGCTGAATAGTATTCAAAGATATATTCATCACGTAACAGACCGTAATGATATTGTATATATCAATCAGCTTGAAGAGATAAAAAGGATACTGATAGAATCTGAACGCTACGAGGATGCTGACAAGATAAGCAAGTGTATTGAGATTGAATACAGTAATCTTAAAAGAAAAATGGAAAAGTAATAAAAGATATGGAACTAAAAGAATTAACATCAAGAATATGTGATCTTTTCGGGTGTGTCAGTGTTGATACACTTCCAGATAAGATTATGTTTGCCTTGTTCTCTCAAAATTCAACCTTATATTTTGAGAAATACAAGGAATTATGCCCTGATTTGACGGTAGACTGGTTACAAAGAGTATATCAATTCTACCATGCAGACAGGAAAGAGAAGAAACAGGATTATACGCCAGTATCCCTTGCTAAACTTGTCTCTTTTCTCAGTTATATGCCAAGTGAAAAACTGGTCTACGATTGTTGTTGCGGCTCCGGTGCACTAACTATCCAAAAGTGGTGCACCAATCCTGATTTGAAATTTGTTTGTGAAGAGCTTGACGAACGAGTGATACCTATTCTCTTATTCAATCTCTGTATTCGCAATATTGAAGCAACAGTGATTAATAAGGATATCTTATCCGGTAATATTATTCATTCATATAATACCATTAAAGGTACTGTATATGCCTCCGTGCAGCGTCCGATGTTTCCTGAAACAGAACTGATGAAAGCCGATGTAGGGGTATCTAATCCTCCTTTCAATATAAGAGTATCGGTTTCAGAAACAATCCTAAAGGATTTGCCGCAAAAGTACACTTGTAATTTTGCCTTTGTCGCCCACTGTCTGCAAAGGAGTGACAGATGCGCCTTAATTCTCCCTAGGGGTGTGCTAACGAGTAAAGAAGAAAAGGAATGCAGAAAGTTTCTAATAGAGAAAGGGTGGTTCCAAGCTGCCATATCTTTGCCTGAAAAGATGTTTGAGTCTACCTCTGTTGCTACTTGTATCCTTGTTCTCGATAAAAGGAAAAAAAGTAAAGATGTGATGCTGATTAATGCGGAGGAAATGAAATCAGTCGAGGTGAGAGAACAACGTGGAGAAGGTGATGCTTCACATTATAACCGTATTTACAAAAAAGAATTCAACACTTTTTCAGATGAACAAATAGCCGCTATATGCGAGCTTACAATAAAAGAACAGGACTCATTTTCTAAAAGAATTTCGCAGGAAGAATTAGAACAACATGGATATAATCTGATTATTGGTCCATATCTTCCTATAGAATTTGAAGGAACTGTTCACCGTGACTTTAACGCTATCATTTCAGATATTAACCGTATTATCCGTGAACGTAATGTCATAAAGGTTACAGTCAATAAAGTATGGGCTGAAAAACTAGGACTTACGGAAGTTATAAGAGACTGTGAAGCATCTAATGAAATTGTTAAGGCAATGAATGAAAGTTTTACATCATTCAAGAATTACGAAGTAAAAGAGAAGATTATTGAGAGCAAGTATATTCAATCATCTAATAGTAAAGTGTTTGTGATTGAAAATACTGATAAAGAGATATTATCAAGTATCATGCCTTTCTTTATGAATATGTACAAACAGCATCTTTACTATCTCAATAATGAAGAAAACAGACTTCTTGCGGAACTTAGGGATTCAATGCTTCCTCTGTTAATGAATGGAGATTTAATGTTAAAAGACAGTGACGAATGATTATGAACCAAGAAATAGACAACAACCTATTGGCTGACTGCTTTGAATCAGCCATGAGAGAGAAATTCCTAGAAAAAGACTGAGAGATTAAATTATGGGCTTATTCCCTGTATAATGCGAATATGTGGGGGAGGAGTGTAAAGTAAAAGAGCGTCACCCGAACCACCAGATAGACGCCCTTCCCTAATGTCATAGTATAAATATACTATTTACTTTTAAAACTTGAGTACTATGATCGATCAAATTTCAGAAGCAAAATCTATTAAAGAACTTCAATTGTCTTTATTACAAAGAAAGTCTTTAATTTCAACTCCCATTCTTTCTGATTTAAAGCAAGTAAACCGTATCTATGAAATGTTTAATAAAATTGATTCGTATCGAAATCCTGATGCAATAAAAGGAAGTGTAATTCAAAAGAAGAGATTTTGTTTTATTATCCTCCGAATATATTCTCCTGGAACAATATTATTCAATGAACCTTTAGTTAAGGGATTAAGGAAGCAAATATCACAAACTCTCGGAGTGAAATGTCCTTCGGCAATTTCTGACTATTGCGAAAATGTCATTTCTTATTATAGGATTTATAAAGGATTTAGGGAGAAGCTGGATTATCTTTACGATGAAATTATATGCTATCTGAAAGCTGATAAAATAATAAGCTAGAATATGACAAAAAGAGAATATATTTCAATATCCAAGGTTTGCCCCAATGATGGTCAAATAGAGGGATTACCGAAGAATCCTCGGCTTATCAAGGGGGATAGATTTCGGAAGCTTTGTAAATCAATAAAAGAGCTTCCCGAAATGACAGAAGCAAGGGATATTCTTGTTTATCCATATAACGGTGAATACATTGTTATTGGTGGAAATATGCGCCTTCATGCTTATAGGCATTTAGGATGGAAAGAAGTGCCATGCTGTATTTTACCGGAAGGTATGCCAGTAGAAAAGCTTCGTCAAATGCTTATTCAAGACAATAATCCCTTCGGAGAGACAGACTGGGATATGATTGCCAATGAGTGGGATAGCAAAGAACTTGATGATTGGGGATTTGAGGTATGGCAGGAACCGAAACAAAAGTATTCAGAGCGTAGTTCAGAGGAACAACAGGAAGAAGAAAGCGAAGAAGATATAGAAAAAACTGATTTCTACGATATGATGCTTGGTGACAGGATATATGACAGCAATAATGATTTTGATATTCCCAATTTAAGAGCGGACGAACAGCCAGTAAGCGGTCTTGTAATTCCTTTATCAGCATGGGGGGCTGATACCAGGCAGAAGAAAGGAATATCTACTTATCATTTCTATGTGGAAGATTACAGGTTTGAAGCAATATGGAAAGACCCAACAACTGTCCTAAATAGCGGTTGTGAGGCTGTCATAGAGCCGAACTTGTCTTTGTTCGATACAACCCCTGTTGCCTACGGATTACATCAGATATACAAGAAAAGATGGATTTCCCGCTATTGGCAAGAATGCGGTGTGAAGGTATGGGCTGATTTGAATGTAGCAAAGAAGTTTCAAAAATGGAATCGTTTAGGTATTCCTGATGGGTATAATGCTTTTGCTACCCGTGGATATTCTGACAGGCAGGAGTATTTGAAGGAAGAAATACAGATTGCTCGTGAAATATCGGGAAAGGATATTCCCAATATGATAGTTTACGGTGGTGGAGATAAAATAAAAGATATATGCGTGCAAAACAGCATTATATATGTCGAACAGTTTATGGCTAACAGAATTAAGAAAGGAGATTGAAATGGCTAAAACAAGTGGAGGGGTTAAAGGAGGATCAAGTAAAAGTTTTTCGGGAGATGCTCGTACTCTATTTAGTAATATAGAAAGAGGCTACGGACGTCAAATTGATTTCTCCGGTTATCAGACCAAAAAACTTCAAAGTTTACAGAGATTAGGAAAAAGCTACAACCCAAATGAAAGGACGGCAGCTATACAAGCATATAATTCTTATGTAAACAGGGTTACAGGTGGGGCATACCGCTCTATTGAACACAGTTCGCTTGAAGGGGCAAGGTCTGAATTAATAAAGACTGCTCAAAAAGCATCTGCATACAGAAACTTAAATGCAATAACAGAAGAGCTAAAACGAAGGAGGAAGAAATAATGGCAAAGACATCAGGAGGAATTAGGGGGGGGCAGTGTAAAATCTTCCCGTAGAACTGGGCCGGGATTTACCGAACCTATTCAGGGGCCTACAAAAGCGAGTTCCAATGCAACAGAGATTCAATATGTATTTGTTGACAAGATAACTGGGAATGAGTCTAACGGTTATATTAGTTCTGATGTTGCGAAAAAGGCGATAAAACAAGCCGAAAGAAGCGATAAGGATGCTGGTATATATGAACCCGATAATTATTATATCCAACGAATAGAAGTAATGAAAGGAACTAATCGCTCTACTAAGTACAGAGGGTGGTAATTTAGTAAGAAAATAAATAGAAAACGGCGGGAAAACGGCGGGAAAACGGCGGAAATAGAGATGGGAAAATTTGAAGAAGGAAATAAAAAAGGAAAAAAATTTTCGTCTGATAACCAACCTCCAAACAGAGGTCGGAAGCCTAAGTTATATACTATCGCCAAGAAAGCTTATAATCTATCGTATTCCGATTTTAAGGATATGCGATGTTATCTTATGCAGTTATCCCGTAAGGAATTGGAAGATATATCGAAAGCAGTTGACACTCCTATATGGATTGCTATCTTGTGCCGTTCGTATTTAAAAGGAGCTTCCAAAGGAGAAACACAGACATTGGAAGAAACGAAGATGGACTTATGGGGAAGAGAAGTTACATCAATCAAGGATAAAAACAGTCCAGTGGCTGAAGAACCTCCAAGAACGTTAACGAAAGAGGAAGCAAAAGAACTTTGGAATTCACTGAATGATGAATATTAGAAACATTGACATAGAGCGTACTTTTTGTCTATCTGGAATGCTGAATTTTACAAGATACGTATTTCGGAAAAAGACAGGGAACAAGTTTATTATAGGCGAGCATCATCGTATTATATGCGATGCGCTTGATAAAGTTGTCAAAGGTGACATAAAGCGGCTTATTATCAATATTGCTCCACGTTACGGTAAGACCGAGCTTGCTGTCAAAAACTTTATAGCATACGGCTTGGCTTTAAATCCCAAATCAAAGTTTATCCATCTCTCATACTCCGATGACCTTGTTTTGGATAGTTCCAAAGAGATAAACACTATTGTACGCTCTGATTATTTCCAAAGATTGTTTCCTGAATCGGTGACAGATAGCACTAATGCAAAAAAATGGAACACAAACGTTGGTGGGGGGCTTTATGCCGTTAGTTCGGCTGGACAGGTGACAGGATTTGGTGCAGGTCAGATAGATGACCCCGACGACAAAGAGGAAAAAGAGATAAATGACTTTATGCCTGGATGGGATACCAAGTTTGCCGGAGCTATTATAATTGATGACCCTATAAAGCCGGAGGACGCTTTGTCTGACACGATAAGGGAGAGGGTCAATAATCGTTTCGAAACCACAATAAGAAACCGTGTAAATTCAAGAAATACGCCTATTATAATTATTATGCAAAGGTTGCATGAGCATGACCTTTGTGGGTATCTTCAAGAAATAGAACCGGAAGATTGGACTGTTATTTCACTGCCTTGTATTCAACATAACGAGAATGGTCAAGAAAAAGCTCTTTGGGAGTTTAAGCATACTTTGGAAGAACTTCACAAAATTGAATCTGCGAACTCTTTTGTTTTCAATACTCAATACATGCAAAATCCGACTCCGATAGAGGGCTTGATGTATCGTAAGTTTCAAACTTATGATACAATCCCATATTATAAGGACTCTGAAAAGAAAAATTACACAGATACAGCAGATACTGGATCTGATTATCTCTGCTCGATATGTTACGTAGATACTCCAATTGGGAACTTTGTCACCGATGTTTTATACACACAAAAGCCAATGGAGTACACAGAGCCCAAAACGGCAGAGATGATAACTCGGAATGCAACAGACTGGGTTGATGTAGAAAGCAATAATGGTGGGCGTGGATTTGCTCGTAATGTAGAGAAGCAATGCCGCGAAATGGGCAATACAAAAACCTTTATTAATTGGTTTTGTCAAACAGATAATAAGCAAGTGCGCATATTTACAAAATCAGCCGATGTCAACAATATGACATTTTTCCCGGTTGGATGGGAAAGAAAATGGCCGGAGTTTCACAATGCGATAGCCAAGCACCGGAAAGAGGGAAGTAATTCTCACGATGACGCTCCGGACGCTCTTACCGGATGTTTTGAAAAGCGTAAGATTAGAGTTAAGAAACAATATTCAAAAGAGGATTTAGGAATATTTTAAATTTATGATCATATGAACTTTGTAGAAGCCATATTCAACTTATTGCGTAATAAAACGTTGAATTCACTTGGAGTGGAAAGAGATTTGATGAAACTTATTCAGGATAAGGACATCAGCCAGGTTCAAACCTTGTTGCAAAATCGTGACATGGATGTAATAGAAGCCATAGAAGAATACAATCCCGAAACTCACAAGGTAAATAAAAGGAAAGATAAACTGCGCAAGAACAAAGAACCTTATAAGGTAGAGAAGCTTCCTCGTGCAAGGCAGCGATATATTAACGAGGTTGAATTATTTTTCTTGTTGGGCAATCCTATTAAGTGGAAGAATGATGTAAATGGGACGGATGAAGCTTTCAAGGCTTACAATAAGTTCCTTCAGGGCACCCGCTTCCATACAACAATGAGACAGGCAAAGCGTTTGGCAGGTTCAGAAACAGAAAGCGCAAAAATATATCATATATACGACGACAATGGGAAGCCGGGAGTTAAAGTATTGGTTATCTCAAAATCCAAAGGATACACTCTCAGGCCTCTTTTTGACCAATATGAAAATTTGATTGCTTTCGGATATGGATATAATTTGAAAGAAGGGGGTAGAACGATTGAGCATTTTGATATTGAAACACCAGCATATATTTTTCGATGTAAAAAGGCTAATATAGGTTGGGAAGTCATTCCATTGGAAAATCCTACAGGTAAAATCAATGTAATCTACTACAAACAGGATAAAGCCTGGCATGGGACTCAGCCTAGATGTGACCGGGAAGAACATATTGACTCAAAAGCGGCCGATACAAACAATTACTTCGCAGATCCTAAATTGAAAGCTACTGCCGATGTTATTCAGTCTTTAGCAGAAGCCGATACCGCCGGTGAAGTTATTCAGATGAACTCAAAAGATAATAGTTCCGTAGAGTATTTGGTTCCGCCTGAGTATTCTTCTATGAAAGACAGCGAGAAGAAAGATCTGAATAACTCAATCTTGTTTGATTCATTTACACCCGATTTTTCGTTTGAAAACATGAAGGGCATGGGTACACTGTCGGGAGATGCTTTAAATCGTGCTATGACGCTAGGATACATCAAGAGAGATAATTTGAAAGAGATATACGATATTCTAGTTGACCGTGAGAAAAATCTTATTCTTGCTATCATGATGAATGTTACTCATATTCATTTGAGAGAACAATTGGCGAAGATGAATATAACACATGAATTTGCAGAACCATTCAACGAAGATAAGGAAAAACAATGGGCGTCTATTGGAAAGCTTTATACGGATGGTATTATTTCTTTAGACTTAGCTGTCAATATGCTTGCTCTTACCGATGCGCCACAAAAGGAAATAGAACAAATTAAGAATGAGAAACTAGATTCTATAAATAATGTTGGTTTAGTTAATGAATAAGTCAAAAAGGACAATATTTATGGTGCATGGTTAGAAAAATTACGGGGGTTATACAAAAATTACAGGAAAAGTAGAACAGAATAATTATTGGCATGATTTAAGGCTGAAAAAGTAGGTTCTCTGCAAAAATCTGACACTTGGCGAAGTGTCATTTATAAGCGCCAATAACATTTCTGTTTTTTCTTTCTCTCTCGTAATTTTATGCAAGAATTTTAAAGAACTAATCATGAAAGAAAAAATTTTCCAAGCCTTAAAACTAGCTTATGTAAATCTAGGGTTAAGTGATGAGATTTTACAGGGACAGGCGGATGCCTTGGCGGCTATCGGCTTAGTAACTGACGATAATTTGGCAACTGTTGTACAGGGGCAAAAAGCATTTCTAGCCTCTCTTCAGAGCGGTATTGACAAACGGGTAACCGATGCGGTCAATAAAGCAAAGGAGAAAGAGGCTGCTAGTGGGGGCGAGCAGAACAAACAGCAACCAAACGAGGAGCCTGAGTGGTTCAAGCAGTACAAACAACAGCAGGAAGAGCGTTTTTCTTCTCTTCAAGAGGAAAATGAGACATTCAAGGCTGAAAAGTTACGTGCTGAAAGAAACGCTCTTATTTCCTCAAAAGCAAAAGAACTGGGGATACCTGAGTGGCGAATGAAAGAGGGGTTTGCAATTACCGATGAAATGGATGAAACGGCAATTAATACCTATCTGTCAGGAGTCAAGCAGAATATTGTAACCGCAGGGCTTGAGAAAAAAGATTCGGCATTTCCCCTGTCTACTCCTGTCGAAAAAAGTAAGGAGTTGGCTAAACAGTGGGCGGAAAGTTTGCCGGATGCTAACTAAAAAAACAAAGAATTATGGCAATTGAATTTGAAAAAGGAAAGATTAAGGGGGGATTCCCTGTTTTTTGGAGAGGTGAATGCAAGGTTCTTCCGGGAGACTTCAAACTCAAGCAGACATTTCCAGAAGGTACTTTGATTAGAAAGGGTACTCCTATTGCGTTGGATTTCGCAAAGATGGAATGTACAGTGTGCAAGGCCGTGAAGATTGTCTCTGGTGGTACAACTTCGGCTCCAAGAGTGGTAAAGGGAAGCTTGGTTCAGATTGGGGACAAATTGAAAATCGGAGAAAATGAGCAGACAATCAACAACATTGACAAGACGAATGCGGATTACGATGTTATTACATTAGCTGCCGCTCTGACTGGTGCTACTGCCAATGCTTTTGCAGTTGTTGGTGCTGACGTTCCAAACGCAGTCGTTGAGACGGATAAAGAGTATAAAACTAATATGGATTTTCAAACTGTCTCAGCAGGTTATGACGTGGTTATCCTTAGAGAAGTAGCTTATCCGATGCCGGAAGAATGGCTGTTGGGCGGATGGTGCATGAAGAATAACCCTAGTATTAAATATGTAAGACAATAAGCTATGCCGGGATTATTTTATAGTTCTATTTTTGGCGAACTTACCAAACAGGTACAGATTCGCATTGATGCCGCTTCTGAACTAAGAAAGCGGTTGTTTGACCAGAATATCTACGAAAGATTTCTGACGTGGGATACTCCTACAATCGGCCTTAATTTTGAGGAATTAATCGGGCAGTACAATTTGAGCGTTGCCGCTGCCACCTTGGATTCCAAGGGCAAGGAACCTATTATGGGAACCGATGGTCTTGAGACGTTGAAGGAAAAGGTTTTGAACCATCAAATGAGTTACTCAATGCCGATTGAGGATTATCGTAAGATTCTTCAAATCCTTGATTCAAGAATGCTGACCGATGACCAGAAGACGCAGCAATTAATCAATTTGATGTGGAATAATATCACAAAAGTGGTTAACTCTGTCCAATCTAAACTGGACATCATTTTCCTTGGTGCCCTTTCCAACAAAGGTGTGTTTACTTTCGATGCGAACAACAACCCGGAAGGTGGTGTAAGAGGTGCGATTGACTACAAGATGCCATCGGAGAACATCGCTAAGGCTACGGTCGATTGGACACAAGGCAATGAAGGCGTTGTAGACTGTTTTGAAGATTTGCAAGGCATGCTTGATTCTGCTCAGGATAAGGTGACATTTGATAAGATTCTTCTTTCTCAAAACCGTTTGTCATTCATCCTCCGTAACAAGAAGATGAAACAGGTGATTTTTGGTGTGGATAAAGCTTCGACTCCTTTGTTATTGTCTAACCTGAATGAGTTTATGCGCCAAAATAACTTCCCGGAATTTGAGGTTATCAGACGTATTACGAGGGTTCAGGATAACGGTAAACTGAAAGAGTACACTCCATGGAATGATAAGAACCTTGTGTTTATTCCTGCCGGGAAACTCGGTGTTATTAAGAATGCATATGCAGACAACGAATTGCGTCAAGAGCCGGGTGTAGCCTATTCTAATTTTGGAAGAATCCGTATCTCTCAATGGGGTAAAGGAGAAACCGACAATTCAAATGGCGTTGAGTTTACCAAAGCACAATCGCTGTCATTACCGGTTATCACTGAAATTAACGGTATTTACTCATTGACTGTTGAATCGTGACAATAGGTGACTACATAAAGCAATGTTTTTCTTCATTTGGAGACATTTCAGATGCGGGAATAGAAAAGTTTGCGTTGGAACTGGGGCTTGTTCCCGGCTCCGATGCTGACTTGGAAAGCAAGAAGACTGTTTCTGATTCTGTAAACAAGTTCATGAACAAGATTCTTATGCATCCTACTTCCGTATCCGAGAACGGGCATTCCAAGTCATGGGGAGTGGACAGTTTGGAGAATTACACCAAATATATGTTCAAACTCTACGGAATAACCCCTGATGATGAGACAGCTTCCTTGGTGGGACTTAGCGTAATTAAAGACGCTTCAAATATTTGGTGATATGCTAGAATCTGCGCCACATAAATTGCAATTATTGGTTATTGTACCGGAACAGAACGATGAGTATAACCGACCAATACCGGGAACCGGTGGAGAGTCTTGGCAAGATGTAACAGATTGCTTCTGCCATGACAACTCCCAACAAAAGGAAGTCTCTGTTAATGGTGAACGCTGGGTGTATAATTACCATGTGGTTTATGAAGGTGATAAGATTGCTTTAGGCTCGCATGTTAGATGCCTGGATGCTGCCGGAAAGATTATCGGAGAAGGAGACGCGAAGAAGAATGCCGAATGCTATTTGGAGGAGTTGGAAGGTAGATGTGATATTTGGATATGATTGTAACGACTGACATAGCGAATATAATCTTTAAGGATTGCAAGGCTTTCGGAATCTCTGAAATGTATCAACGGGGAAATATCCCTGAAGGTGAAGTAAAGACCGAGAGAATTGTAATCTACCCCAAAGCTCAACAACCGGATGCTTACTGGGAAAAAGGATATGTTGAAGTAAATCTTTGCGTTCCTGTAACAAAGACAGGTAAGGCAAATTTGATTCGCTTGAATGAACTTGAAAGGAATGCAAGGGAAATGTTCAAAGATGGCATTGTCGGACAATATGATGGTTCTTGGTATCGTTACTCTTCTGAAAGTATCGGAATAGAAGAAGACAAAGAATTATGTTGTTACTATGTAAATGTGAAATTATTATTTGAAACTCTAAACGTAAATTGAAAAGATATGAAACCGTTTATTGGAATTAAAAAGATTTGGTACGGTGATGTTATAACTACCGCTGTCACTAAAAGCTCTCTTAAAACATGGTTAGGCACTGCCACGGAAGTTGAGAACTCCCATCAAAATACTTGGGCGTATACAGAGGATGATCCAACCTATACCGACTATATTAATGAGTTGAATGGTAGCATCTACTATCGCGATGTTACTCAAAAAGGAGCTAAAACAATCGCTTTCACCATGGGAGTTTTCTCCTTTGATGACAAGGTTGACTTGGAAGGTGGTGAAAAGATTGAAACTGATGCTGGATGGGCTTCTTCTGACACCCCGGGAATTGTAAATAAGGCAATCGTAGGTCAGACAAAAACAGGCAACTATATTGTATTTACCAATGCTGCTGTTATAGCAAAAGGTAATGCGGTAGAAAAGAATATCGGTCTGGGTATAACAGCGGTGGCTATGGAAAATCCGAATTCCGGTGTTAAGAGCGACTATCTGTTCGATGGCGAAAAGGTGGACGCTGCATGAACTGATGAAAAGGTAGCTATTGCTTCTTCTGAATCGCCTTCTCTAAATAGTTATTCAGCTAGATCAAGGCGGGTGAACGCTGGGAGTGCTGTAAACTATGGCTATTTAGGAGAAGATGGAACGCAACCGTCAGAGACATTATCTATATTGTAAAGTGGTGAGGGGTGAGGATTTGTGTTTCTCGCCCCTTTTTAATAAATATCATTATGAATAAAGCAGCTATACTTGTATCTGAAGCTATCACAGGAAAAGATTTCATTCCTATAATTGTAAACGGGAAAATGTACCGTGTAAACCCGCCTACTATCCATAAAATCGCTGGCGCCTCGGCTTATCTTGCTATTCTAGAAGATAGCAAGGATATTGCGGGTATTGTTTCTTCGTTAAAGGATATTTCCGTCGCTTCTCGTGCACTTTCTTGGTTTATTGAAGGGGATGATAGTCTTGAACATGAATTATCAAAGGGAACACTGGAAGAAGTGCTCTGTGGGCTTACAGCCGCTTATTCTCTAATCTCTGTAGAAAATTTTACAATGCTGTTGGATTTAGCAAAGAACGTAGCAAATCTGACAGCAAAACAGAAGTTATAGGAAATGATTGTATGTTAGGGCAAATTGCGTCGTTCATGGAAAATCTTCATCTCTCTTACGATGAAGTAGTTTATAAAATACCATATCGCAATTTGGTTATTATGCAAAAAGATAAGTTACATACCGTATATGATGGGGAGGTACTAACAGAAGTATTGGATGAGGATTTCTTTAAAGGAAAAGTTAAGTTTGATGAGTAATGAAAGTAACAGTGGATTTGTCCGGTCTTGATGAATTCGTCGAAGAAGTAGATGAGAATGCTACCGAATTGATGAAAGAAACAGCTCATAATGCCGTTAATACTCAGAAAGAACGTAATGTGAGCAATAAGAAAACCTATCAGAATCACACATGGAACTTGCGTAACGCTCCCGGGGCAGCCGTTGTTCGTAATGGAAAGATTGTCGATTTGTATGTTCCGGCAGATGGGGGACATTCAGAAGCGAAAGGAAAGACGGAAAATCTTTTAATCTACGGGAAACATCCTAAAGATGGTGTTGTTGCTGCGGACGGTATGGAATATGCAAGTTTTGTATCTAGTAAGGGGTTTGATGTTATGGATTCGACAAGATTAACCCTAGAGAAAGAATTAAAGCAGTCATTTGGTAACGATAATGTAAAAGTCACATGGCAGGAATGAAATTTAATGCAGATATTGACCTTGAAAAGATTGTCAAACTGCGTCAGGAAATAGATAAATTAAAAAAATCTCTTATCGAGATTGCAAGTGTACCCAATAGCGATGCGGCTGTAAAATCTCTTGAAAGGCAATTAGCATCAGCATTGAAAAAATTAGAAACATATAAAGATAAATATGTCCAAACTCAACAAGCGAGACTAGATCAAGAAAAAGCCGCTTCTGAGCAAATAAAGAAACAACAGAAAGAAATAGATTCTCTTATTAAAAAATATGAAGCTTTACAGAAGCAGATAGAAAAAGGGACATTGAGACCACCACGTTCTCCCAAAAGCTATACTGATGAACAAATATCTGCCGCCTTGAATACTCAAGTACAATCAATAAAGGAAGCTCGTGAACAGTTGAAGATACTTCGCTTTGCCCAAGCCAATGTTACCGACCAGCAAGAGAAAGAAACTGGAGCTAGGACAAAACTGAACATCAAGATTCAAGAAAATACCCGATATTTGAAATTAAATTCTGATGCCTATACTCGGCAAAAGATGGAGATTGGTAACTATGAGGAAAATATACGTAGAGCTTTAGATGGTACAGGACAATTCAACCTGTCTCTGTCGAAGATGCTAGGTGTTATTGGTGGTACTGCTGCTTTGAAAGGATTAGTTACCGATATGATAAATGTCCGTGGAGAGTTCCAGAAAACATCTATCGCCTTTGAAACAATGTTGGGTAGTAAAGAAAAAGCCGATGCTTTAATGGCTCAAATGGTGGAAACGGCAGCAAAAACACCTTTTGATTTACAAGGAGTAACAAGCGGGGCAAAACAGCTTCTTGCTTATGGAACTTCAGCGGACAAAGTGAATGAAACTTTGGTTCGTTTGGGGAATATTGCATCCGGTCTTTCTATCCCGCTTGGTGAGTTGGTTTATCTATATGGTACGTCTATGTCGCAAGGACGATTATTCACGCAAGATGTAAATCAATTCATGGGGCGTGGTATTCCTTTGGTTGCCGAGTTATCAAAAGAACTGGGGAAAACAGAATCAGAAATCAGAAAGATGGTTACTGAAGGTAAAGTCGGCTTCCCTGAATTGCAAAAGGTTATAGAGAATATGACTAATGAGGGCGGTAAGTTCTATAACTTGATGGAAATGCAATCTACGACATTGTCCGGTCAAATTTCTAATTTGGGCGATGCTTGGGATTCTATGTTGAATTCCATTGGAGAAGAGACGCAAGGAATAGCATCAATCACAATTTCGGCTGTAACGTCTATTATTGAAAACTATAAAGAGGTTGGAGCAATCATTGCATCTTTAGTAGCTACCTATGGGACGTACAAGGCGGCTATCGTTGTGGTTAATATGCTGGAACGGGCTAATATAATGATTTTAAGACAAGCAGTAGTTGAAAAGAAATTAGCTGCTGCTGCAAATATTGTATTATCTAATTCTATGGCTATTGCTGCCGCAAGAGGTAAGATATTTGCAACAGTTCAAAAGAATATCATCTCAACATTTAAGGGTGCGGGTAAGGCATTGGCTAATCCGTATGTCTTATTCGCTGCTGCTGTTGGAACTGCGACTTATGGGCTGTATCAGTTCTATACACGCGAAACGGAAGTTGAGAAGATGCAGAAACGGTACAATGAGACAAAAGAAGCTGCCGCTAGACGTGAAGAACAGCATAAAACAAAGGTCGAAGAATTGATAAATTCCATAGAGGATGAAACTCAAGCTGAAATGGAAAGAATTGGAGCTATTGAGCTTCTGAAAAAGATGTACCCGGGTATTATTGAAAAATACATTGATGAAGAAGGGCATCTTAAAAATTTGATAGCTCTAAAAAAAGAGTTATCAGGAACGGATGCAACAAGAAAAGCCGAAGAGAACAAAACGGAATTGCGAAGCTATGACGAGCGCATAAAGAATCAGAAAGAGTATATTGAACGGATGCGTACTAATGACCAGTCGGCTGTTGATGATGAAATAGCGAAACTGAAAAGATTAGAGGAGGAAAGGGAAGTTGCACGCCAAAAAGTAGCATCTGACTACATTAATAAATGGATTACGGATTATAATTCGAAATCTGATGAGAAACTAAAGAATACGATTGATACTTACAAAAAATTACTATCTGAAAACGTGCAAGGTGAATGGTTCACTGGTAGTAAAGATTTTAAGGTTGATGAAATAAAACAATTTGTTTCAGCTTTAGAGAATCTTCAAAAAGCCCGTTTAAACGCTGTTAAGAATAAGAAATACTGGGAAGATAAAAAAAAGGAAGCGGAAGATGCCCGCAACGCTTTAGATATTTCTAAAAAGAATTCAGAAGAATGGAATAAATATACCAAACAAATACAAGAAGCACAAAAGCAAATAGATAAGTATTCGGATTCAAAATCAGGAAAAGAGGCTGACAAGCAAAAAAAAGACCAACAAAAATCAGCCGAAGAACTTCTTACCCTTCGTCGCCAAAATCAACAAGACGAAATTAATCTCATGAAGGAAGGCACAGAGAAAAAGCTGAAACAGATTGATCTTGACTATCAAAAGGAACTTGACGCCATCAGGAAACAAGAAAAAGATTTGAGTGAAAGACAGGGTGGAAAGTTGACTTCGGAGCAGTCTATTGAAATTTCCGCTCGTTATACCAATGCCGAAAATAAAAGAGATAAAGCAATTGCCGATGTAACTAAGAATCAGTTAAAGACAGAAGCAGATGCAATGCGAGAATATTTGAAGGAATATGGTACATTCCAACAGAAAAAGGAAGCCATAACGAAAGAATATAACGACAAGATAGCCAATGCTACTACTGAGGGGGATAAGAAGATTCTTCAAAAGCAGATGGAAGAAGCATTGTCTTCTGTGGATATGGATAAGCTCAAACAAGAAATCAATTGGGAACTTATCTTCAGTGATTTGAACAAGGTTTCCAAAAAATCACTTGAACAGGTAAAACAACAGCTAAAGACTTTCAAAAACTCTGATGAATATAAGAATATGGCTGTCGACCAGAAAAAGGTGATTGACGAAGCATTGAATAATATTCAGAGCACCATCATCGACAAAGGCGGTTTACTTGGCGATTTGCCGGAGCAACTGGAGGCTTTACGCATTGCTCAAGACGAACTTAAGCAAGCGCAGGATGAGTATAACAAATCTCTCAAAAGTGGTACAGATGCCGAGAAAGAAGCTGCTCTCAAAAAGAAAAACAAAGCCGAGAAGAATGTTCAGAATGCGGAAACGAATGTAACCAGAAGTGCAGACAAGACTTACCAAAACCTGATAACATTGGCTGATACCATTACGCAGCTTGGAAGCTCATCCGAAATGTCGTTGTCACAAATAGGAAGTCTTGCATCCGGTCTTATTGATACGTTTACTGAAGCAGGCAGTAAGATTGGTGGTATAGTCGGTGCGGTGTTCTCTCTGCTTGACGGAATAGAAAAACAAGGTTTCGATGGATTTGTCAAGAATGTTTTTTCAAGCGTTTTTGGGGCCGGTGCGAGTATGTGGAACACAATTACCTTCGGCGGTTTCAATAAACTGTTTGGCATCGGTGGCAATGCAAAGGAGGTACAAGATACTATTGATCGATTAACCGATCGCAACGAAACGCTGCAAACAGCTATTGAGGACTTGACGGATGTAATGGAAGCCAGTAAGGGGACAAAATCTGTTGCTGCATATACCGATGCTAAGAAATTACAAGAGGAGACAGAAGAAAATTATAAGAAGATTGCGCAAGAACAGGCAAGATATTCCAACTCCCATCATAGTTGGAACTATTACTGGGGTGGATTTAATCAAGATGAAATAGCTCGTTTAAGCAGTCAGATTGGTCGGAATTGGAACGGTGATATATGGTCACTTTCTCCCGAAGAAATGAAAATGCTACGCAGTAATGTTGATATGTGGGAGAAAATTCAGAATACAGGGAAAGGTAATTATGGGGGTCGCCTGACTGAAAAGCTAAATGACTATATCGACCAAGCCGGAAAGAAGGAAGGACTTACTAATAAGCTGTATGAAGGTCTTACCGGAATATCATTCGAGTCTATGTATGACAGTTTCATTGATACTCTAATGGATATGGATGCAAGTGCAGAGGATGCAGCCGACAATATTGCTGGCTATTTTATGCGTGCAATGCTTTCCAATAAGATTGGTGAATTGTATAGCGATAAGTTGGAAGCATGGTGGAAAAAGTTTGGCAAGCCTATGGAAGATAATGAATTGACTGAATCGGAAAGGGAAGCTTTGCAGAATGAGTATATGCAATATGTTGAAGAAGCCATGAAGATCCGTGATGAAATCGCTGCGGCAACCGGATACACAGGAAGTTCTTCTTCCTCTTCCCAAGAAACTTCAAAGAAAGGTTTTGCCACCGCTTCGCAAGATTCAATAGACGAACTTAATGGTCGTTTCACTTCCTTACAAATTGCCGGAGAAGAAATAAAGAATCAGAACCAACAGCAAACGATGTCTATTCTTGAACTGAAAGCAGATATGCTCCCCATCATAGCCAATACTTCCGGGATAAAGGATATTGCCAGTGAGACACGGGATTTGTTACGGCTTTCTTATGAAGCTATAGTAGACATTAGAGATAACACCAATGTGATAGTGAAGCCTATTCAGCAGATGGCTTCAGATATTGCAGAAGTTAAACGGAATACCAATGGATTAACAAGAAAATAATAAAAAGCCCCGAACCTTTATTGGGACGGGGCTACTGTTTTATTGTTTTATAAAATCATGAGGTTCTTTATCCCCACCAATACTATACCAATAACTTCTGAATGTGTTTTCATCAAGAAAATCACATTCATATTTATTATTACTTACGCCATCTATAATTTGAACGTTTAACTTAGGATAATCCAATGTATACGTTCCTTTTTCGACATCTCCAATAAATTTACCAGTAGGACTATTTTCCCTAGACGACTGCTCCACTTCTGTATCAGAAACAAATCTCCATACTTTATACACCGTATATGGTTCCCCAAAAATATCATGTGTAGTATAGTCTAATGTAGCATAAGTTTTCCCTGTTAAAGAGAATGATTTGTCATCATCAGATGAACAAGAAATGAAAATAAACATTGGCAATATAGCCAACAAGAATAGAATTTTCTTCATGATTGTGTGTATTTTAGTGTTTTACAATTATTTGGCAAAGATACGTTTAAATATCTTTATTTATCAAATAATTTACAATATATCATCATGCATCACGCAAAAAGTTGTTTTTTCTTGCATTTTTCAAAAATAGTTTGTATGTTTGCGGTGTCAACAAATTCATAAGAGCGGCAAACTCTTATGGCTCTACCATATAGAGTTATTTTTTTTGCCAAGACATATTATAGTAGTATCGTTTTAAAGATATTGCGCCTACCGAGTGGAGATACGGAAACGCCTCCGACATTAATCTTATGGATTTGTTGACAGCTCGTAGTAGGCGCTTTTTTATTTGTTATGTCAACAAATCCTATTCAAGTCCTAAAACAAACCGAATTGCTTGGACACCAATTCACCGTTTATGGAACGGCAGAAAATCCATTGTTCTTAGCCAAAGAAGTAGGAGAAGTATTAGAATACTCCGAAAGCAATTCAAGCAAGTTAACTAATCTCGTAGATGATGATGAAAAGGTTCGTAATATTGTTACGACCCCCGGTGGAAATCAGGAAGTTTGGATGCTTACCGAGGACGGATTATATGAAGTCCTCATGCAATCCCGTAAACCAATTGCCAAGCAATTCAAGAAGGGAGTAAAACAAATTCTTCACGAAGTCAGAACCACCGGTGGATACATCTCCACCAAACAGGACGATACTCCCGAAGAAATCATGGCAAGAGCCCTCACTATCGCACAAGCCACCCTTGCAAAGCGTGAAGAACGGCTAAAGCAACTCGAAGCCGAAACGGAACAACAGCAAGCCACTATCGAACTACAAGAAAAGGAAATCAAGCAGGCAGCCCCTAAAGTCAACTACTACGACACCCACCTGCAATCGGTCAACACGCTTACTTCCACACAGGTAGCCAAACAAATCGGAATGGTTGCGGAGAAACTACACAAGAAACTGAATGAAGCCGGAATAATATTTTATCAATCCGGGCAATGGCTTCTGTACTCCCCTTATTCCGCATGGAAGCTACACGACACCCGCACCAATACCTTCACCCGTTCGGACGGTTCCACAGGGACAAACTCGTACACCGTTTGGACAGAGAAAGGAAGAAGGTTTATTATAGCTTTGTATGAGAATGGATGGAATGTAAAGAAAGCTATCAAGCAGATAAAAGGTGAGCTGAATACAGCAGCATAACCATCCCCCCCTTCCCTAATTCATAATTTACAGCAGTCCGTTTCAATGCCGGACAGCCACAACTATATCGAAAAGTTTAGTATCAAAAAAAGAAAAGACACTATGGAACAGAATTATTTCACACTGAAGCAAAGTAGACAGATAAACAAGATATATAACGAAGTACAGAGCTATATGCCTTTTGAAGAAGCCACATTTCCGGCTTTTATTTCAAAGATAATTCCGTTTGTGAGGGAATATTCCCATTACACGGAAAACAGCAAGGAATACGCAAAAGAATTGTTTATAGAAGGGATAAAAAGACTGGCAGACAAATATTATCCGAACGGATTCAAGCCCAGCAAGAAGCAACGGTATAGATTCTCTTTGATTGAGATTCCACGGATGAATTATTTTGAGGGCGATTACAAGCCTATCGAGTGCGTTGCGTGCATGAAGGTTATCAGAGCTTTCCGGGACTTCTACCGTTCAGGATTCAAGGAAGAGGAAGAGTTTGTAAAGAAATTAATCAAAATATCCAATATGCTTAGTTAAGTCAGGGGCTTCGGTCCGGCACATTAGTTGACGCCAATCAACAGGAAGGGGTAGCTTTTAAAACTGCCCTTTCTTTATTGGTGATAATCCCACAATTTGATAATTGTGTTTTTTCAAAAGTATCAAGATTATGTTTTTGAAAGGTTGATAAGTAAGTTTGCATCTAAAATATGACACTTTTCCAAGTGTCAATTTTAATCTCTGATTTTTTTAGGCTTGGAATTGGACATGAAATAAATTTGTGCATAGAAAATAATACGGCTATCCTCACGGCTGAAAGATATAACGCCATCGGTGAGAAGTGAGGAGCTTTCCTTTGGCGCTTTTTTATATGCCAAGCGTGGCAGGTCCAGCAAGTCGGTAAGGCGTGAGAGGTTCGAATCCTCGCTTGCTACAAAATCGGTCAAAAGAAAATCCTCAAAGGTAGTGCTTGACCGAGCTACCAATGAGGATAATATCAAATTCAATGATGATGCAAAGATATGAAAACAAATCAAGAAATGGTGCGATACATTGATAATTTTACAGTAGTACAGCGCACAAGTGATGGATATTTTGACGGAAGTGAACTTCTCCGGCAGTGGAATGGTGTGGAAGGAAATCCAAGAAGAAGGATGTCTGAATTTATAGACAGTACGAAAGTGAAAGAGTTTTTAAAGGCTCTTGCAGAGGATGAAAGCCATAGGACAAAAACCGACATTGGTGAAAATCAACTACTTATAAAGATTAAAGGACGAAATACAAAAGAAGGTAAAACCCCTGATAAGGTTTGGATGAATCCGCTACTCTTTATTAAGTTCGCCATGTGGATAAATCCAACCTTTGAAGTAAAGGTATTACGCTTTGTATATGACGAAATGATCCGTTATCGCAATGATGCAGGCGATGCTTACAAAGAACTTTCATCTGCTGTTATGAAAATAGTTCCTAAGGATTTTATGCCTAAAGCTATGCAGAAGGTTGGTGAAGCGTTAAACTGGGTCATCTTTAACAGCCATGAGAAAATGCTACGTAACAAGTACGGTGACGAAATGAAACAACGTGAATTATGGCAGCTTGAAAAGAAGGTCTCAGATTTAATAAATGAAGGATTTATAACCAATTTCGATAATCTAATTAGCTATTTAAGAAATCAGTACCAAAAACGTAATAATCCACAAGTATTTAATTATGCATCTTAATTAATGCCCACGTCATTAGATTGGCGTGCGCTATTTACATAGGTGTATCATCAAAATAACATATATATGAAAGGAGATTTATTAATCAACAACCGGGATGCTTTCCTTGTATGGGGAGTAAACATGGGAGACGGTTTCATTGAGAGCTTGTACGCCCCTCTTCCTATGAAAGATGTGATTGAAAACAAATCCCGCTTACAGGATGGGAAAAGGGTTATAATTGAAAACAGAAAGGTCGATGAGCGAGATTTGACCCTTACATTTACACTGAAAGGGGATTCGCCATCCGATTATGCAGCTAAATACAAGTCATTCTTAAATGAGATAACAAAAGGTGAGTTTACAATCAAGATTCCGCCATTGGGAGAGGATGTTTATCATCTATACTATATCCGGTCAGCGTCTTTCGGTTTCAATCCTTCAAGGATATTTTCCAAGATCTCCGTGAAATTGAATGAGCCTAACCCTCCAAACAGGATATAAACACTAATTATCTGACATTTTTTTAACTGTCAATTTTTGAAGCCCAATAATTTTGGGCTTCTTTTGTTTATCTCCGAACTTTGGTGTGTTATGGAATCAATAGACATCAAAGACATATCCGGCAATCTCCGTTTTTCGACACCAATCAATGAGGGTTCGAAAAGACACTTCCTGTTGATGAAAGAGGACTATATCACATTGAAGTTCTCTCTCGACAATCCTGTGTACTTCCAACTGGGAGACGGAGTAGATAATGAACTCGGAATCTTTGAACTTGTAGACCTGTATAAGCCCTCCTACAATACAACTACAGGTGAATACGACTACGAACTCCGCCTTGACGCTTACTATTGGAAATGGAAGAACAAGAAGTTCTTTTACACACCGGAGACAACCGGACGCGAAGCAGGATGGAACCTCATCGCTACCCTTGACACGCATTTAAATGTTTTTCTTGCCAACCTGAAAGCACTCGGATACAAGTTCAGAAAAGAAGAGTTCACATACGAGATTGATAATACGGTAGCGAACACTTCCAAGCTCGTTTCATACGATAATGTGAATCTGATAGACGCTCTTACCCAAATGGCGGAAACATGGGAGTGTGAATGGTGGATCGAGAACAAGACTATTCATTTCGGACGCTGTGAATACAGCTCCCCTGTAGACTTCAAAGCCGGTGATTTAACAGACACGGAGAACGTGAATGTCAACTCCATGCGGAGAAGTGACAGTCAGACCACATACGCGACCCGTGTTTATGCTTTCGGTTCCACCCGTAACGTTCCCGCCAGTTACAGGAAAAGTCTGATATTTGACGTGAAGAAAGTCAAGGGAAGGGATATATCCGATACTGCAAGAACGTTGGATATAAAGTTCTTTCCTTCAAGTACGGTCACAAAGGAAGAATGCACTTCCGATCTCAACCTTTCAAGTCATTTGAACCGGGACAAAAGGGAGTTTTCCTATGATGAGAAAATAGCTGAAACATTGGCGACCGGTATTTACCGTGTAAAGGATAATGAAAATGGTATCCGCTTGCATATTGGCGTACCCTATATACCATCACCCGTTCCTAGAGACTATCTTCCGGCCGGTGACTATGTTTTCCGCGCATCCTTCGTCTATTATCAGGATGGCATGGAGAAAGAGACAGTGATAGGCGGCAGCACTGTAACAGTCGGAGAGAACCAGCAATACGAAATAGATACAGTCTTTCCCTTCCCCGAAACATTCTCACCGGGAGCAGGCGCTTCACAATTGAGATTGCGCAGTTACTTGTCCATTCCATATTACGACAACCCCCTTATCGGAATGGGATTAGGCATATTGGGCTCTGTATCATTTGACGTATCCCTTGTTGCCGGGCAGTCAGCCGCTACCACCGTCACATTCCTTTCCGGTTCCAATGAGGGACGGACATTTGAAGCCGTCTATAATCCGGATTTCCTGACAGGGGACGATTCGAATGTTCTTCGTCTTCCCGAAGGTGTAACAGCTTCTTTGAACGACCGATATACGATTGGCAACATCATAAAAGGCAAGGTTCCCGACAACTATTTCAGCAAGGATGACAAGGAACTGACCTTGAACGGTGTTGTTCAGAAACACCTTATGCTGCCGGAAGGTATTCCCTATGTAGACGCTTACAGATACAGCCCCACAGGGGAACGTATCAACATAGGAGATGAACGTTACGACAACCCCGACAACGTGGAAATGCCTGCAGAGGAAGCAATTGAGGAGATAGTTATATTTAAGGATGAATATCCTAAGTATATCGGTAGTACTACGGTAGTTCCTGATCCTACTTGGGAGGATGAAAAGGTTGATGACAAGCCAACCGGCAATAAATATCCTATCTACACCTTCAAGGATAACGGACTGAAGAATTTTACTGAGGATTTCCGTTTGCCTGGAGAGTTACACCTAATTTTCCAAACGGGCAAACTTGCCGGACTGGATTTCGCCCTTAATCTCAAAGAGAGCGACAATACGGGTACAACCTTTGAGATAATCCGAAACGAAGACTACGGGCGTGCACTTCCTGATGATGTGTTATTCCCGCAAGCCGCCCATATGGAAGACGGTGAAGAAGTCCCGGCAGACACATATGTCCTTTACGGCTTCGATCCGGCATTCATCTCTGAACAGATGATGCCGGAATCAGAACAAGAGTTGCTTGAAACTACCAAGAAGTATGTAAAGAAGTCCATGATTGACCCGTCCACCTATGATTGTGAGATGGCTGCTGATTTCATCTACAATGAGGGTAATATTCGTACATACGAAGTCGGAGCTAAAGTCAACCTGATAAATAAGGCATTTTTCCCGGAAGGCAGACAATCAAGAATCATCGGTTTCGAGTGGCCGTTGGATATTCCATACGATCATCCTATATATACAGTCGGTGAAACAGCCGCTTATTCCCGTATCGGTGAGATAGAAAGCAAGCTTGATAATCTCACATACAAAGGACAGACTTACTCAGGTTCCGTAGTCGGTGGCGGTGGTGCAAGTATCTATGTGATAGGGGTAAATGATAAGACTCTCCCATCTGACCGTAATGTGTTCTCATCCAAAAAGTCCCTTGCTACCTTTCTGAACAAGACACAGGAGGAAACAATGGATTATCTTATCCGGCTGCTTGGCGGTGTCATAACCGATAATATAGAATCACAGAACTTCATAAGCGGTGCGCTTGGTACGGGATTCCTTATCAAGCGTGACCCGAAGACCGGACGTTCGTATGCCGAATTTGATGAAATATATGTCCGGTTGAAGGCTGTGTTTGAATCTTTGACAATCAAGGAACTACAGTCGGTAGGCGGTGAGATACTTCTTACACTAGCCAGCATTGAATGTACGAAGATCGAGAAGATTTCCGTAGCATCCGTGTATGATTCAAGCGGGGCACGTCTCTACGACTCGGACAACGCAGCCCTGTATGTTCCCGTAGCGACAGGTGGCGTGTACCGTTGTTACTTCACTGCCGACGATGGTGAGAAAGCCATCATCAACCAGTTCGCAGCCGGAGACATGGCGCAATGTCGTCAGTTTAACATCAAGGCTGGAGTTTATGAGAATGTAGCTAACCGCTACTATTGGCGGTATGTTTTGTCTGTCGGAGAAAACTATATAGACCTGTCGGTAGATGACTGCGAGGAAGGCAGCGATATTCCGCAGGCAGGTGACAAAATAATCCAACTTGGGAACAAGACAGATCCCGCACGTCAGAATGCTATCCTTTTGTCCGCCTATGGGCTTACGGCTCCTACCATACAGATGTTGCAGGGTATTGATTCTTATACTTTGGAAGGAAAGGCGGTGAAGGAAGAAGGATTCGACCAGGAGACGCAGCAGTTCTACTCAAAAATATACGGACGCAGTTATGTTGGTGACAGAGATAAAAAATATTATTTGGAATATGTTCCTGGTAGTGGTCTTGAAGCTCGTTGTTCTATTAAAGGGATTTCTGATGATGGTAATTCGGTTTATGACCTTCGACCGGATGGTACTTGCTTTTTTGGAAAAACGGATCCGGATAGTGGAAAGAAAACAGGAATAATTCAGGGAGTAGACTGCTTCATTGATGGAGCTAAACGAACTGGAATATTTGCCGTTGTTGATGATGAGGTGATATTTGAGCTCGATCCCGTCACTAAGCAATATAAGTTTACCGGTGAGGTTTATTCTGATAAAGGTAAAGTGGGTGGTTTTGATATTGATAGTTATATCTTGGAAAACAAGAATGGTCAAAATGCTTTAATTAGGATCACCGATGATTATCGCAAGACCACTGCCGCTTTGGGAAACGTTATTCCTGGTACCGCAGGATTTGGTTGTGGCTCTTATTTTGAAGCAAGTGCTACTGGAGCAAATGCAGATAATAGAGCGGTTATGATAAGGGCGAGTGGTAGTACAGATGAGTTTTGGGGTGGAGGGAAAAGAAATATTTGTATAGATGCCGTTGGAGGAAGCTATTGGAAAATGAACGAGGGAGACCACTGGTGTATGCCCGGTGTGCTGTCGTATGTTTATCTGGAATTAAGGTACAATGGCGGAAATCCGACTTTAAATCAAAAAACATGGGGGAACGGGATAGAATTTGAAAGTATAGGATACGAAGGGGCTTTGCCCGGAGCCGGAGACAATTTCATAATAATAAAATACAGATGCAGCCATAACCGGGCGATGTGCATACCCCAAAATATGGGAATGGACTGGAATGGGCTTGGTAAATGGGGGTTAACCCCTTGTGTTGAATCAATCGGTGATGTCATAGAACAAGGAGAACCACCGAAAAGAGCAGCCAGAATCACTTTCTGGAGTAACGACGGTAGCAAGTATATTCCAAATAAGTCACTTTATATGTTTATTGGAGAACCCAGCAACTAGTATAAAATCATGAATATAACAATATGGCAGAAGAAACTAAAACATTAAGGCATACAGCCGAAGAGATAGATGATGCTATCGACAAGCTTCCTAGCAATGGTAATGCGGCAGGGATCTACAAATCTTCCCTGTCTTTCAGTTCCATCGTAAATGACGGTAACGTAACCCAAGACCACCTAACCGAAATAAACGCTATTTACGAAGCATGGAAATCCGGTAGAATGGTATATGTCCTGGACGAAAAAGGTGAGTATTACAATTTGGGAGTGCTAAACATGCAATTGGCAGAAGATAATTCAAAGTGCTCATTCGTGGCATTAGACCAAGATGGCGTATTATGCTATTATTCCTGCAACCCGTCTTCCGGTGTTACGGGTAAATGGTCTGTTACTCCTATTGGGAAGGATTTGTTCGCACTGATTCAGCATACCCATAAAGCAAGTGATGTGACAGAGGAGACAAACAAGCGTTTCGTGACTGATGAGGAAAAGGATGAACTAAACACTCTAAGTACTACATACGCTAAAGCCGACCTCTCCAATGCCATGACTGTATCACTCGGTCAGAACGGTTATGCTAAGTTTAATAACGGTCTGCTGATACAATGGGGATATTTTAGCGCTGGTGCTTCAAATAATCAGTCTATCAATTTCCCAGTATCTTTCAAATCCTGTTTTTCCCTAGCTTTTTCTAGTTCTACGGATAATACGGATAATTCTATATGGTCTGTGAATTATGCAGCTATATATGCTTCATATTTTACGGTTTATAGAAGATACGCAAACACGGGAAGTGTATCCCCTTCTTCGCAGTCATTCAGATGGATAGCAATAGGAAGTTGGAAATAATTAATGATAAAAGGTTATGGCGGTAAATAAAAAAATGTATTGGAAAAGCGGATTTTTTGATTATCCGATTAAGGATTGTGTAGAAATAAGTGTCGAGTATTGGCAAGAATTATTAGACGGTCAATCTGCCGGAAAGCTTATTGTTACCAATGATGAAGGGTATCCTATACTGGTCGAGCATGAATATACGATTGACGAACTGAAAGAGATGAAGATAGCGGAAATCAACACCTATGACAAGTCGGATGCCGTCAACTCATTCACGCTTGCCGGAAAACAGATATGGTTAGACAAAGACACCCGTGTCGGGCTGGTCAACTCAATCGGTATCGAGAAAGAATCCGGACGAATGAATACCACGCTTTGGTACAATGCCGAGAAGTACGTTATCCCTGTTGATACAGCCCTGCAAATGCTCAACCGGCTTGAATTGTACGCCCTTGACTGCTACAACGTAACACAGTCACATATTGCGGCTGTGAAAGGTTTGTCTGATGCCGGACAAGTGGAAACCTACAATTACAAAACCGGATACCCGGAACAACTCAATTTTGTATTATAAACTCAAAAACAGATAAAGCTATGATTCTATTAGTACTATTATCATTTATTCTCATCGCAGGCTATGTTTATGCGATGATTAGGAAAGGGAAAGAAATCCCTTATTCAATCAGTGCCACCTACTATGCGCTGACACACAAATTTTGGTTCGCTCTGTGTATGATTGGCTCCGGTGTTCTGCTTCTCCCGGCAGCTTTGGAATCAAGTACGGAGAACAGCCAGTTTCTTGTATCCCTTTCGGTTGTCGGTATGGTTGTGCTCGGTGTGTCTCCCAATTTCAAATCGGAGCAAAAGGTTCCTCATGCAATAGGTGCCGCCATGTCCTTAATATTCTCCCAAATATGGGTAGGATGCAACAGTTGGTACTGGCTTCTGTTATGGTCGGGATTCATTATTTACATGGTTGTCTCCATGAGGAAGCATTGGACGGGTAACTTCATCTCCGATTTCATAAAGAGAAAGCCGATGTTCTGGATTGAGGTAGTTTCATTGTTAACCGTTTATCTTACTTGTATCGTATGAAAGAAGCAATAGTACATACAACCACTGGTGGTTTTGCCGCAATTGCTACAGCCTTTGTATATGAGTCTTTGCAGCATATGATTCCTTGGCTGATTGCATCATGTGCAGTAATCCTTTGCGATTTAGCCTTTGGGGTGCGGAAAAGTATGCTAATGGGTGAAAAGGTCAGGTTCTCGCGTGCGATCCGTGCCACTATGGGAAAGATGGTGACTTACTTCGCATTCGTTTGTATGGTCTGTATGATTAGCGTAGCAAGTCACAATGAATATCCTATAGACGTGTATTCATGCTTACTGGTATGCTTCATAGAAGGATGCTCGATAGTTGGCAATATACTGAAGCCAAAAGGTATAAATATCAATCTTATCGGGGCATTAGGAGTGTTTGGCAAAAAGGTGTTTAAGGTTGATAAGGAAGATGTGAGAGAAATTATAGAGAATGAATTGGATAAAGGAAAGTAACCGCCCCAAGCACCTGCTTTACGCCATCCCGGCAGGTGCATTGCTTACCATCCTGTTTGTAGCGGGACTGGCTGCCGGCATGGAGTTCAAAGACCGTGCATACGGTGGAAAATGGGACTGGCTCGATATTGCCGCCACGCTGATAGGCGGTCTTATCGGACAGGCGATTCAAATTGGAGTATTAACATTAATCGTATAGGGGAAAATAAACATGAGTATATCAAGAGGTCTGAGAAATAATAACCCTGGCAATATCCGTATCACAAAAGACAAATGGCAGGGACTGAGAGAAAAGCAGGAAGACAAATCGTTCTTCCAGTTCAAAGAAATGAGATGGGGCTACCGTGCCCTTATCCGTACTTTACAGAATTACCGTAAAAGACACGGCTGTCAGACGATTGCCGACTTCATCAAGCGGTGGGCACCGGAAAACGAGAATAATACAGCCGGATATATCAGCCGTGTATGCAGCGAAATGCAGGTCCCTAACACATACGTCCCGGACATCAACGACAAAGCGACCATGTGTGCTTTCGCTGCCGCTATCTCACGTGTAGAGAACGGTATCCCGGCTGTCATGGCAGACATAGAAGCCGGATGGGAATTGTTATAAATTAAAAAAGGAGGAACAATCATGGCATTAAAAGATATTACATTCAATCAAGTAGTAGAAGGCAAGTATGTAAGCGACTCTATACAAGTAAATCAAGAAAGCATTGGCTTGCAGCTTGAATTTGAAAAGGGAAGCACATTGTGGGTTTATATCAGCTACGACAGCGAAAAATTCCAGCCGGTAGAATCCCGGTTGTGTGGTGAAGTTTTCGCCCGCCCTATCGTTGGTCTAAAGAAAGGTCAATATATCAAACTCGAATCTACACAACAGCCCCTCAAGGCTCAATACTTTGAATCTGAAGAATAATGGAAGCGATAGGATTAAATCCGATTAGGCTTGACCGGATAGGGCTTGATCCTATCCGCGTCAATGCGATTAAGTTGGGCGTTCCGGGAACAGCTTCCGGTTCCGCCCGTCCTTACATAGACCCGGAAGTATTGGCTTCTTTGGCTGCCGTCTGTATCTGTGACGGCAAGAGCAATAACGACCCTGACAGGGCTGTAATCAAGAACTTGGTTGACCCGGACAATCCGTTTGTGATTAGCAATGCGGCTTACAAGCTCAATAGTGGGTATGGTGGATATGCCAATGATTTTACTACATTTCGTAATAGTGGTCATCTCCAAGTTGAATATTCTAATGATGGAAAAAGTTTAAAAATTACATCTGAAAATACTAAAGATTGGTGGCTTATTAGTCCTAGCAATGGTATATTTAGTTCTTGTAGAATTAAGGTTACTAATTGTCATTATCCCATTGTTTATAGATATACAGATGATGGAAATACTTACAAAGATATTAAGATAAGTGAAGATGGAATTTATAATCTTCCAAAAAGTATTATTAACAATGAAGGTGTAGTAAATCGTTGTTGTTTTGGAAGTGGTGTGCAAAGGGATGACTATACAGGATTAACTATTGAACAACTTCCATTATACGAAGGAGCCTTCGTTACAGACGGTAAAGACGACTTAATCACTTCCACCAAGACGGTTAAGGAAATGTTGGGAGGAAGCAATGAGGTTACGGTGGTGAGTATGATGCTTAATTTAGAAAATGAGAAGATTACCTATACAAACCAAATACGACCTTTTCAAAATGGGTATATACGCAATAACGTAATATCTAATACAGGAGGTAAATATGGAATTTATGGTTATAAAATTACTGACATTTCTGACATTTTTAAAAATAGGATTAGTATTAATGACATATTAGGAGATAGGAAAGATTATGGCATGGACGCGGGTGGCACTGCGCGTATAGATGGTAAATTTTCCGTAGAAGGGTACTGTTTTAATGATGGGACTATTGGGGAGATGTCTCAAGTAGCTTGGTACTGGACTATCATTGCCAAGATAGCATTAACTACCGACCAAATCAATCAGGTAATATCCTACTTCAATTTGGACAAGCATGTTAAACCGGATATCATCTACGACACCATCCGGCAGGGCATCACCAATGAGAACCACGCTTCTTTCAATGATGAGCTAACTGACTTCTCCGGTAACGGGCATAATATGAAGATTTACAACTCTGCTTGGAACAAAGAGAGCGGTATCAATGATGAAGGGGCTTGGCAGGCTGATGGAGTAACAGACTATGGTCAGTATGTAGGAGATTTGGGGCTAAAGGACTATACTATTGCAGTTGATAGGGCGTATGTTGAAGCTAAACCTTCCCAAGTATCTATAATGAGTAATGGAGTGGATGGTTCTACTAAGACGCCTTTTTTAATGGAACATATGGGCATTAATAAAATACTTGCTCCTCATAGTTTTGGTAAATATACTGTTTTATCAGAGTTAAATATCAATAGATTCATCTCGTATCAGTCTACATACAAGTACAATAGAAATAATTTAGATAGAGGTACTTCTACTAATACAGGTTCAGGGTTGACTATTGGTAGAATTGGAGGGGTTGCATCTCAATATGCTAATATAGCACTATGGAGTCTATTACTCTTCCCTTACACCCTTTCCGAGTTCCTGCTAGAGCGCCAATTAAAGAAGTATAAGTTAGGTACGCTGTATCCTGGAATGATAGAGTGGAGACCCAAAGTAAATATTAATGTTCCAGTTGTTACTCCTCCTACTTTTAGTATGAATAATGGTAGTGATATAATTACTAATGGGCAGTATATACCAGAAGGTACAGAAATAACCATCCGAATTTTTACCACAACTGATAGTTCAGTAGGAGGTATAAATGAAGCAACTGCAAAAATAAATGGTGTAGATATAGAGTTATCTCCAAGCGAGAATAAGACCTATTATGGAGGTAAATTCATAGTATCTTCAAAGCAAAAGATAGACATAACCATTGACGAGTACATCAGATACGAGGATATTGTACAGCCTTATCCAGCAATAATTAATCTAAAACAAGATGGTAAAACTATCACTTGGGGAGATAAGTTGAAAGTAGGCAGTGATATAGTCTTTGTAGGAAGTGCCAACCTTTTACCGGAGCTATATACTGTATCCGATACACGGTATAATGGTGTAACGCTTTACCCAAACACTATCATAAAGGTAGAGAAGTCTATGGTGTTTGATAATGCACGTACCTACCTAAAAGCCAATGAACCGAGCTGTATCCTGTCGCCTAATAGGTTGAGGATTCCAAATTCTAGTTACAAGATACTAGGCTACATTCCAGACTTGACAGGTAAAGGGAATCATGGTAAGCTTAATAACTTTGCTTATACAGAAGATAGTGGTGTTGCTTCTGATGGTAGTATTAAGATTGACGGTACAGATGACCATATTACTATTTCTAATATAATAGGTGGTAAATGTATTATGGCAAAAGTTACGGTTAATAGGAATAGTGGAATTATTTATGACCAAAGAAGAGCAAACGTTCCTAATAAATCGTGGATGCAATTAAATCCTAGTAGCGTTATATTTGAACAAAATGCAGTATCTACATATATAGATGGAATATTAAATCACAATGTTACAGGCTCAGATTTGGTTTCTAAAACTGTTAATCTTACTTGTGAACTAGAAATAGGTGATACTAGTGGAACATATCAGCCAACTATAGGTAGTTCGTATGCCGTTGGATATACTACTGATATTAACCTCTACGAGTTTATGCTCTTCCCCGATGTGCCTGATGAAGAAGAAATAAAGGAGCTAAACGATGTTATGGGTATTGAGAATAACATTGAAGTAAGTTAAACAATTAATTAAAAAAATTATATGAAATACGCAGTAGTAACAATTGAATGGCTAGCCCAGCACGGTCTGTTGGCTATCCCCACAATGAGAAAGAGTAAAGACGGAAGTAAGGTAATCCTCCACGAAGAGTATTTGTCCCCTTACAAGGATGAAGAGTTTCCGAGATACTATTTTGACAGCCCGGAACTGAACGCCCTTCTGTCGGGTGATGAATGGTCATGGATGGAAGAGGAACATCCGGCAGGCAGTGCGGAATTTATCCAGGTGGCGGCAGCGCAGAACCTTTTGAATGTGACCAAAGCCGGAATTCAAACTATGTCCCTGACAGACAACGAAGCGTTGAAAGTGAAGTCCATGTATCCGTATTGGAACGAGTTTATCAGCAAATCACTAACAACCGGAATGAAAGTGCAGTACAACGATAAACTCTACCGGGTAAGGCAGAATATTGCTACCGTCTTGGAGAATCAACCGCCAAGCATCAACACCGCAGCTCTCTATGAGGAAATCAACGAGACCGTTGCCGGAACAAAGGATGATCCGATTCCATACAATAACAATATGGCATTGGAAGAGGGCAAATACTATTCGCAGGACGGAGTTACCTATAAGTGCACCCGTTCGACCGGGCAAGCGGTGTACGCTAACCTCTCTGATTTGATTGGTATTTACGTTGAGGTAGCATGAAACGTCTGTTATACATCCTGACCATTTTCCTGATGTCAGAAATATGCTTCACAAGCTGCCGGAACATCAAGTCTGTTCCGGTAGAGACCGTGAAGACGGAGTACAAGACACGTGATAGCATCCGTTTTGACAGCATCTATGAGCATGACAGTATATTCCTGTTCGTAAAGGGAGATACTGTCTACAAAGAGAAATATCGGTATAAATACCGGTATCTGACAATTAACAAGACAGATACGGTTATGCTGACCGATTCTGTGCAGATCCCTTATCCGGTGGAGAAACAGCTAACCCGGTGGCAACAGATGAAAATAGAGCTGGGCGGTTGGGCTGTTGGCGTAATTATAATACTATCTATTGTATTAATGCTTAAGATGTTTAGAAATTAACCGGCACTATCTTCACAGACCGTTTCCGGTATGAAAAGTTTAAGTTTTACTCACATAACAAATACACCAAAGCATACGCCGGTTGTGTCAGGGGGTATAATATCCTTAACATTCC